AAGGCCGCAAACGATAACGAGATTTTCAAACATGGTTTTACCTCTTCTTTTCGGTTCGGCTGTTTGGGTTTTCAAGCTGCTTTTGCTTTCGCGTTGGGTTCATTCTACCAAAAGAAAACGGACGGCGCAACATGAAAAAGCGTTTTTATATACGGCGTTTTTTCGCGTTTGATTGCGGGTTTTGCCGCGCAAAACCTCGTTTTTAAAAACGGCGTTTTTTATTGTCGCAACCTACGAAAAAGCGCATATTTAAAAACAAATCAGTGAAAAACCTCGTTTTTAAAAACTGGATTTTTTAATCCCGATTTTTAAAAACGCAACCTAAAAAAGCGCGTTTTGAAAAACGGCAACTGAAAAAACCTGATTTTTAAAAACGCTAGATTTTCACGCTTGCAACCTGAAAAAATCCCGTTTTTAAAAACGTGTAGATTTTGGATTTTGCAACCTGGTATTTTTTTCGATTTTTAAAAACGGCGGTTTGTTTTCTGGATATGTTATCGCGTTGGTAACATTTAACATTCTTGCAATTGCTACTAGTTCGGTAACAATTTACCGTTATGCGCTTTTGTCGTTTGGCGTTGTTCGGTTTGTTCGGGTTGCGATTGTAAAGCCGTATAAAGCCGTCTAACGCCCGATCTCGTTGGCGTTGGTACTAACATACCCGAAAATAAAAAAGCCCGCTTTAGCGGGCTTTAGAATCGCTTATACGCCGTTATGCGTTGTTGGCGTACTTATAGAACAGTTTAACCATCTTTTGCGCTGCAATGTCGGCTTTATGCTTGCGCGTTGCAGCGTTCGCGCCGTCATCGTTAAAGTGCTTAATAAAGTTATTAATAACGGCGTTGGTACAATCGCGGCAAAAGTTCGCAAGATTCATATACTGTTTTGCGTTCTTGAACTTGCAAAGGCGGAATTCGATAGTATTCATGTGCTGCAAATTGATAAAGTTAGAATGTGCATACGGCTCGCTGTGTTCGCTAATCGGGGATGCATAACCGACAAAGTAACGCCCGAAAAGCTTTTCGGTTAGTTCGGGATTCTGGCGCATTGCATCAGACAGCGGAACGAAAAGAGAATGATAGAAACGGCGCATATATGCGTTGGTAGTTGCATTGATGAATTCAGAATGTCCAACGTGAAAATGCGTTCCCTCGTTGTGAGTGAGTTCAAAATCGCCGTTGTTCAAAAGCTTTTCAATCGTTGCAAGCTTTTTCGGCAAGGGATTCATAGACTTGTAAATCGGCGAAACAAATTCAGTATCGGTAGTAATGTCTTGCGTAGGAATAAAACCAACACTTACAAGTTCGGCGCGGGTTTTTGCGTTCGGGCGCGCCGTTTCAAGTTCAAAACCAAATGTAAAACCGTGCTTTTTCTCTGTTCCGCGCTCGTTGGTTTGGGCGGTGGAATGATAGCGGTGATCGCCGCGGTAATCCTTATGCAGCGGGCAAAGATAAGCGCGGCGGCCGCCGCGGTTTGCAAGCGTTACTTTTTCCCATCCGTTTGCGATAGCTGCATTGTTCTCGATAGTTGCGTTGCAATACTGGCACTTACACATTTTGAATCATCCTTTCGTTTGTTCGAACTTTTGTTCGCGTCGGCTTTTCGGGGTGAATCCCCTTGAATTCATAATACGCCGTTCGGGTGTAGTTCGCAAGTAGTTTCGTTTTTCAAAATCGAACTTTTTATGTCGGGTTTTTTCATCGCATATAAATGTAATAAGAACGTGATTTTGACAGGCGCGAAAAAGCGCAAGTTAACCACGGTAAAACATGGGCTTTTATCAGGGTAAATGCGCTCTAACGGGCGATCTCGTTGGCGTTGGTATAAATACACCCGAAAACGGCGATCGGGCTTTAGAACGGCTTAGAACGGCCTTAAACGCGATTTTAGGGTTTTGGCAAAAGCGCGTTTTTTGGCGTTTTTTAATGCACGTTTTCGCGCTCGTTTTTCGGCTCGTTTTCGCGTTGGTTTTGCGTATGTTATCTATTTAGTAACAATTGCATTTTTTGGCGTGTCTCGGTTGCGTTGGTAATTGTTAGTAGTTCGGTAACATTTAACTGTTTTTAAAAACGTTAGTTTTTTAGTAACAGTTTTCTATAAATACCTGACGTTTTTAAAACCGAGAAAATCAGGTATTTAAAAACCGTTCAAAAATTAATCGGCGTTTTTAAAAATGAACTTTTTTTACTGTCTTTTGTCCGTCGCATTTTCAGGGAACGCGACGGACGGACAAATCAGGGGGTAATTAACACCTTTTTAGTAACATTTTCCCAGAAATAGGCTGGAATGTGCTTCATCAACAAATCCCAGACGAAAACCGAATCACCATCTGCCTACGGTGAATTTGACGGTAACGGCATATGAACGGCGTGTAAACCAAACATAACCTCAATACACCAACCATATAACCCCCTAAAAGACACCCCTGCATTCAAACTTATGTAAGTTCATGCAACGCTCTGGCAGAAAGGCAATGAAAGCCCAGAAACAACCTTGTTATAAGCAGATATGAGCTTTTATATATGAGCATTTGAAAAATATGGGCGATATACATGAGCCTGCAAAGCCAGCTACACCCTCGAATCTCAGGTATAGGCTGCGATGAATATGAAAAAGCACCATTTAAGCCGTTTGATCCCTCTTTTACGCTGTATATCAGGTTATAAGCGCCTTATTTGGAAGCCATAATCCTTAGAAGACCTTGTATTTATGCTGTATGAATCGTATAAAATGCCCTTTTACCGTCTGCTTGCCACCGTTTAGGGTGTAGAAGGCCTTGTTTTTAGGTTTTAGGTGTGATAAGGTTCGTAAAACCATGCGAGATAGCATGTCTTCAGCGTAGAAAACATGTAATAGAAAGTTTTTTTGAAAAATTTCAAAACTCTCTCTGACTGAAGAATGTGAATTCCGTATACTTATAACGTAGGGATTTTTATTAGCATCCCATATGAGAACCTTGACAACGAATCATATTTAATGATGAGGTCTCTTTTGCGAAGCGCTTTTAAGCGCATAGCATAATGTATATCTATATATATGTATATCTTTGGATTGAATGTCGATTAGGTACACGATTTATGTACCAATATGACCGAAAAAAGATTGGATTGGTACACGATTTATGTACCAATGTACTGTTTTTACGATTTTGACGATTATCGATTGACGTTGAGGAGGTGATGATTGTTGGCAGACAGGTTTGAGGTAGACCCCAAGAACCATGTCAGGCTCAAAGGTAGGGAGAGGCTGTTCCTGAAGATGCCCAAGGATGTGATATTCGATGAGTCGTTGGGAGACAGGAGGATTACAGTCCTGTCATACCTTATGCTTCACATGGGCATGACTGGACACGTGAACTTCTCCATCGATAAGATGGTCGAGTGGATTGGCAAGAAGCCAGATAAGCACAAGGACAAGATAAACCAGAGGTTTGCAGAGGCGATAGAGCTTCTTGCAGACGAAGGGTACGTCGAGCTGCTGGAGAAGCCGAGCAATTCGATATGCTGCTCTGCGGTCGTGAACGTTGACGCTATCAACGAGAAGTGCAACGATAGCGGATATGCGATGATATACGTAGACGAGCTTGACAGGATACTCGGATATGAGAACGAGGATAGGAAGGACAGGCGCATGAGCAACGAAGTCGTGCTGATGGTCTTCGCCTATCTCAGAAAGTCGATATATCCGAGACCCAACAAGATTACTGATAATTCTGATGTTGAATCCAGACGCTCTAAAAGCCCAGACGCGCATGACTGCCATTACTGCGATATAGCGAGCATGCTCGGTTTGTCTGACAGGCAGGTGTCCAAGGCGGTTGAAGTTTTGAACTCGCTTGAGCTGATATACTCGGAGACGCTTCCGAGGGTCAGGAACGGAGACAAATGGGTTACGAGCACTACGGTGTTCTGCAACAGGTACAAGCGCGAGAAGGGCTACCTGCTGGAAGGTGGCGAGAGATACTATCTGCGCGAGATTGAGAATAAGAAGAAAAACATAGCGGCTTATAGGAAGAAGATTGCTGGCTAGATTTCAGTTAAATAGATTAGGAGGTGCTTTGAATGCACATGAAGGATATTAAAGTTAAGATGAATGGATATAACAGGTATGATGGTTATGAGCTAAGCGAAGAAGACTTCTATCCCCCAGAGGATTGCAGGGTTTACAGCTCCTGCCTAGACGATATCGATGGCGGAGACTGTTTTGCAGATTACGTCGAGTATTTTTGGGATGTTTACGAGAACCATCTTTTCGACTGCAACAACTAAGGTTATATGTTTTAATTAAGTGTAGGGTAAGGAGGTTTTTCTGTGTTAGATAGGCAGATACAAATTTACAGCGTGGACACGGGAAATTTCTACAGCGGCAGGGAGTCCCACCTTCACTGGCTCAACCACAAGCTGCGAAGCGAGAGAAACGAGCTGGTGGAGGAATCCAAGCGCATCGAGGCCGAATTTGAGAAGGTCGGAGTCGATTGGGGCGATATTGAGAATTGCGAGAACGTTGATTTTCAGGAGATGGCGGAACGCCACGCTCAGCTCAAAGAGCTTATTGCAATGAAGAACTCGAAAATCAAGGAATCGAAGGACAAGCTCCTGCAACTGCTGTCGAACAAAGTCGAGGAGAACATAAGGACGAACGGCACGCATCATATCAGGGAGCTGTCCGAGAATCAGGTGTCTGGCAAGAACGTCATCTCGGTCTTTGATTCGTACTTCACTAGGACTATCGGAGCGGAACCAGACGAGCTTTGCGAGGATTTCATGGTTGTTCAGGTGTACTACTTCGACGTTATCAAGGATTTGATTTACTACGGCTTTACCTACAAGGGCGAGAAGTACGTTTACTTCACCTCGTCTGCTGGTCAGATTAGGACGAAGAAGACGGTCTTCATCAAGGAATCTGTCTGGAAGATGTACGAGAAGTCAATCATGTGCGGACTTACCATTGATGACATCAACGCAAAGGGCGGCAACAATCCTAACAAGCACCTTGCATACCTAGCGCTTGCTAACTCGGCTACGGATGTTTGGGAGGAGTTCGATATCGACAAGACCATTGTTATCGATGACTTCGAGACGGATGTTTTCGGCACTTACGATTTGGTCGATGACTCTGATTACTCCATTAAGCGCGTATCTGATTACGTGCCAATCCCCCACACTGACGGCGCTGGCATGATGCTGCCTTGCATGGGTAAGAATAGGATGGTTCGACTTCCTTGGGTGAAGGGTTTGCTCGGCGTGTTCGATTACAGGAAGTTCATCGAGATCAACTGCTGTTCCCCAATCATCAAGGATATCTACGGCAAGGAACATGACGTTATCGCAGAGGATATCCAGATTATCTTCACCAAGTCTCAGTTCAAGATGTGGAAGTATTACGATTCTTGGGAGCATTATAAGGAAATGTACAAGAAGTACGGTTGCACAGCTGGAATGACCAACGTTGAAGAGGACAGGATTAAGGATGCCACCATCAACTACCAGATGCTCCAGAGTCTGACTGATATCACGGACGATGAGATTGCCGAGATTGCGAAGCCCTCTGTAGACAAGCTGAACAACCTGTGCTCGTCACCAGACAACATCAAGGCTGCGTTCGGGGTTACGCCGTATAATGTGAATATGAACTCGTTCCAAAAGTCAATCGACTTGTACCCGAACCTTTTGAACGATGAGTACGTTAAGTCGCAGCTTAGGGATATCAAAGACAGCATGGTTAAGAAGTACAAAGCTGGAAAGCTTCAGGTTCACGGAAAGTATACCTTCATCCTCCCAGACTTCTACGCTGCGTGCCAGCATTGGTTCATGGGACAGGAGAACCCAGAGGGGTTGCTTGGCGAGGAAGAGGTGTTCTGCTGGCTGTTCAGGAAGAACGATAGGCTGGATTGTTTGAGAAGCCCGCATCTATATCGCGAGCACGCCGTAAGGGACAACGCTGCTTGGAATGGAGTTGGCGAGGATAGGAGAAGCTGGCTTAGGGAGTGGTACTGCACAGATGCAGTCTATACGAGCTGCCATGATTTGATAAGCAAGATTCTTCAGTTCGACGTTGACGGAGACAAGGCTCTTGTGGTTGCCGATAGGAAGCTCATCGAAGTTGCCGATAGGAACATGAGGGGAATTGTACCGCTGTATTACAATATGAAGAAAGCCGAGCCAGTACAGCTTAGCAACGCCTCCATTTACAACGGGTTGAACGCCGCGTTCGTAGGAGGCAACATCGGGATTTACAGCAACAACATCTCTAAGATTTGGAACAGCGATGTGTTTGTTTCTGGAAGTGATGACGATAAGCAGCAGGCAATAGACGTTATCAAGCTGCTTTGCATGGAGAACAACTTCGTCATCGATTATGCGAAGACGTTGTACAAGCCAGAGAGACCGAGGGAGATTAAAAGCATCATAACCGATTACACGAAGGAAAACCTTCCCCACTTCTTCAAGTACGCAAAGGACAAGGGAGATGGACAGGTTATCGATGTTAACGGCAGCTTCGTAAACAAGCTCAACGATATCATCCCGAATCCCAGAATCAACTGCCGTAAGCTTGGGCTTGATAAGATAGATTACAAGTTGCTCATGAGGAACCCCGATATCGATTGCAAGGTTGTCTTCACTGACAAGGGCAAGATTGTAAAGGAAGAGACAGATCCGCTAATCGTAAGGTATTGCGAGCTTAACAAGCAGCATAGGTTCGTCTTGGATAGCGCGATGCGCATTGACAAGACGTTCTCAGTCGATACGATTAGAAAGTCTCAGTTCAAACACGATTTGAAATATAAGAACGCGATAGACGGAATAAAGGATGAGCTTTCGCAATTTGGATACGATGATGTGGAAATTTCAGATATACTCGTGAAGTTTCTTTACGGAATTAAGGATAGCAAGCATAAGATTGCCCTGTGGCTTTGCTACGGAGACATCATCTATTCTAATTTGGAGAAAAACGATATCAAAAAGCAGAAAAAGGTCATACAGTGCGTGGATTGCGGTGAATGGATAGAAATTAATAAGAGCTGTAAAAGAACTTGCAGATGCAAAGAATGTCAAGATGATAAGACCAAATCTTCTAAGAGAAGTTGGTGGAATGATAATAAAGTTTAAACTAGAATTATAAAATTTTATTTAAAATAACATATTATTAAGGTTATATGCAAAATGTCAAAAATTATATAATGCATAAAAATAAGGCGATTTGAAAATTATGAAATATCGTCTATATAGAGAAGACCCTATATTCAGACGTTTTTCAAACCTCTGTTTTTATGTTGATGAGATGCGGAGGCAACTTCAGTGAAAACAAATGAAAGACAAAGGACAACGTACACGAAGGAAATGCTGATTAAGGAAATCGCAAGTAGATGCAGCAAGGATTCGAAGATTGTCAAGGAGGTTTACAACTCCCTTGAGGAAAGCGTCTTCGACATTCTATCTTCTGCTAGTTCCGACTTCGATGTTTCTATCAGGATGTTTGAAGGAATCAGCTTTGAAAGCGCGTATGTTCCAGAAAAGACTAAGGTTAACAACCTTACTGGTGAGACGATAATTGCTTCGAGCAAAATTAAGCCGAAGGCCAATATAACTCGAAACTATCGTGAGAAGCTTACGAATAAATGCAAGTAAGCTATGCCAAATGAAACTAAAATAGGTTTTCGTTATATATTCAGCGCAAGCTGTTTGTATAAATCGCTTATGCCGAAAGGCTTAAGCATATTCTTCTTTGCATTCATATTTTTACACCTTTCTTTGCTTGTTGCTATAGTTGCCTGTTGGCGACTATAGCAACGCCCCTACCTTTTTATGATACGTGTTGGCGAATGCGAAGATAATTTATCATTATGACGGCAATCCGAAAGGATGTTCCAAAGTGCAGCCGTCAATAGTTTAAGGTGAAATTAGTTTAATGCCAAAACATCCATAGTGTATGAAATTAGTAATTTGGAAGATGTTCGTATCGAGTCGAATATTTCACCTACCCTTTCCCTTTTTTATTATTAATATGCTGATGTGGCGCAACTGGTAGCGCAGCGGCTTTGTAACCCGCAGGTTAAGAGTTCGAGTCTCTTCATCAGCTCCATTGATTATTACTTTTATGAAGTTATATATAGTTATAACAAAAATGAAGCAATGTGGAAACGTAGATTCTAACCTCTCTGCGCTTTCACATTGCTTCATTTTTGAATTGTATGAAATGAGGTTAGAAGATATGGATTGTTGTATTGACTTGAAAATGTCGGAAGATGAAAACTATCATCAGTATATTTGGCGCGTTGACAGCCTTATTCAATCTGGCAAATATAAGAACTGGAAAGATATAACGCCGTTTATTAACGAAGAGCTGTTCGGCGATGACGAATCTCAGTATAGAGACGAATCGGCATATCGTAAAGCTGTGAAATATGCACGTGACTTTTACGAGGCTAATGTGTTCGGTATCGAAGATGAGTATTTGAAGAAGCTTCAATTTGAAAAGCGCGAGTTGGAACGTGAGAAGATTAAGTTTAGAGATGAGCGTAATGCGTGGAACAAGCAGAACTATATCGATGCAAGAGTTGAAGAAAAGCTTGATTTGCTAGAAAGAGAGCTTTTATCACAAGGTAGGGTTAATTTTGACATTGCACCAAGCGCAAACATCAATTCAGATAACGATGTTTTGGTTATTCTAAGCGACTTTCATATCGGTCAGTGCTTCAGTTCTATGTGGGGTGAATACAATTCCGACATTGCCAAGAGAAGGCTGAACCAGTTATTAGAGCAAGTTATAGCCATACAGAAGATTCATAACTCTGAGAACTGCTTCGTTTCGCTTCAAGGCGATATGCTCAGCGGTAATATCCATAAGACTATTCAAGTGACGAATAGGGAGAATGTAATCGAGCAAGTTAAAATGGCAAGCGAGTTGATTTCGTCTTTTTGCTATGAGATATCAAAGGTTTTTAACAACGTGTATATGTCTAGCGTTGTAGGAAACCACTCACGTATAGACAGAAAAGACGATGCTCTTCATGATGAAAGATTGGACGATATCATATCTTGGGGTGTTGAGCTGTCTTTGAGGCACATAGATAATTTTCATGTGCTTAATAAGAACTATGATAGCGGAATTGCCGAAATGAACATTCGCGGCAAATCATATATAGCAGTTCATGGCGATTACGATCGTTACACTAATGCTGGCGTATCAAATTTGTGCATGCATCTGGGTTTCATTCCATATGCAATAACATTTGGTCATCTGCACACTTGCGCTGTTGACGAGGCAAGCGGAGTTAAGATGATTAGAGGCGGCTCTCTTGCTGGCAGCGGCGATTCATATACAATAGAGAAAAGACTTTCTGGCAAGCCAAGTCAAATGGTGTGCGTATGCAATGACAATGGCGTAGTTTGCTATTATCCAGTTGAATTAGATTAGTATTTTTTAAGGGTGGTGCTTATGCTCCGCCCTTTTTTGTTATGCAAAGAAATGTGAAATAAGTATGAATAGAAGAAAGGTGGTGTCGCCTATGGCTGTTGGTAACAAGCCGCTTAAGAAAATGGAGAGCATCGCTTCTCCTGCGACACTGCGCTGTATGTGTTGCAATGACGAATTAAACAGTAAGGAATTTTATGATTCGGATAGCGAGCAGCACAGAGCCGTCGGAAAGATACCATATTGTAAAGAATGCATCGTAAAGCTTTACAATGGATATTTTGAAAAATATAAGAAACTTGAATATGCAAATCCCGATAGAAAAGCTGTTGAGAGAATTTGCATGACGTTTGACCTGTATTACAGCGATAAGATTTTTGATTCTGTGATGAAGCAGATTGAAAAAGACGATATAGTTGGAACTTCTATTATATCCATGTATGCCAAGAATGTGAAGATGTATCAATATCGAAAGAAAAACTACGATAGCACGATACAGGAAAAATACAAAGAGGCAAAAGACAAGGATTCAGTTCTTTCCATATATGACAGCGACGATACTCAGAAAGTCGAAGAGGTCGAACTTGGGACGAGATTGTTCGGAAGCGGCTTTACTGATGATGATTATGTTTATCTTTACAGAGAGTATTGCGACTGGACTACAAGGCATGAATGCCAAACCAAATCGCAAGAAGAGCTGTTTAAGCAGATATGTCATGCACGTCTTAATTTGCTTAAAGCGGAAAGAGCTGGCGACGATACGAAGGATTTGATGACAACCTTCTTGAAGGCTTTGGAAGCTGCTAAATTGCAGCCAAAGCAGAATGCTGGCGATGCGCTATCAGATGCTCAGACTCTTGGAACGCTTATTGATAAATGGGAAAACACCAGACCCATTCCAGAAGTTGACGAGGAATTAAGAGACGTTGACAATATCGGATTGTATATAGACGTGTTCTTCAGAGGTCATCTTTCCAAGATGATGAATTTGAAGAACGGTCTTTCTAATTTATATGATAAGTTCATGTCTAAATATAAAGTGGAAAAACCAGAATACGATGCAGATGAGGATAACGAAGCTTTGTTCGACGCTATATTCGGACACGACCTCGAAGATGAGGGGTGATTTGATGTCGAAGAAAGTTAGCGATAAGAAATCTGAAAGAGAGCTTGCAAATGAGAAATCTGAAAGGATTATGCAAGGAATAGCGATTTGGACTGGATTTTATCGAAGTAATCCTCATAGGTTTGTAAAAGATTATTTGAATGTAAACCTAAAACTCTTTCAGAAAATACTGCTCTATGCGATGATGCATAACAACTTCTTCATGTATATAGCTGCGCGTGGTCAGGGCAAAACTTGGCTGACTGCTCTATTCTGCGTAGTAAGATGCATTCTATTCCCCAAGACGAAGATTTGTATTGCATCTTCGACAAGAACTCAGGCAAACGAGGTTCTTTCTAAAATAGAAGATGATTTTATGAAGAACTACGGATGGGGTTCAGATAATTTACGAAGAGAGATAACGTTTCATACAGTTGGAGCTAACAAGGCCATTATCGAATTTGCAAATGGCTCATGGATTAAAGTTGTAACCGCATCAGATACTGGTCGAGGCAGTCGTGCCAATATACTTCTTGTCGATGAGTTCAGAATGGTTGATTTGAACACTATCAACACAGTTTTGAGAAAGTTCTTAACCACTCCAAGACAGCCTAACTATTTGACGAATCCAGAGTACGCTCATTTGCAAGAGCGAAACAAGGAATTCTATATGAGTTCGGCTTGGTATGCTTCTCATTGGTCTTTTGAGAAGGCGAAATCGTATGTTGTAAATATGTTAGACGAGTCTAAGAAGTATTTCATATGCGGTTTGCCATATCAGATATCAATTAAGGAAAACTTGCTTTCAAGAGAGCAGATTCAGGATGAGATGTCTGAGAACGACTTTGACGAAATGAAGTTCGCAATGGAGATGGAATGTATTTGGTGGGGAGATACGCAAGGAGCCTTCTTCTCTTTTGACGATATCGACAAAAGAAGAAAGCTGAAAACTGCTATATACCCATCTTCTATCGTTGGAAGCAGCAGGACGTTCAAAATCCCAGATTTAGCTCCAAACGAAAGAAGGATTCTGTCTGTTGACATCGCCCTCATGGCTTCGAAGAAGCACAAGAACGACGCAAGCGCCATCATGATTAACAGCGCAATGCCAACGAACAACAATAATTACATAGCAAATATTGTTTACATGGAAAATCATGAGGGATTGAACACAGACGAACTTGCATTGATTATTCGAAAATTATACAACGAGTATAAATGCACTGATTTGGCGATAGACACAAGCGGTCAAGGCCTCGGTGTTTTCGATGCCCTCGTTCGAGATATGGTTGACCCCGAAACTGGAGAACTGTATCATGCGTTAACATGTTGCAATGATAAGGCTATGGCTGAAAGATGCAAAGTCGCAAATGCACCAAAGGTAATATGGTCTATTAAAGGCAATGCATCGTTTAACAATGAGATATGCATCTTGTTGCGTAGCGGCTTTCAAAAGGGAAAGATTAACCTTCTTGTTTCCGATGCAGAGGCAGAGGAAATTCTCAAGGACAAGATTAAGACGTTCAACAAATTGAAGGCTTATGAGCAAGTGCAATATAAGATGCCGTATATTCAAACTACCCTTTTGGTTAACGAGCTTGTAAAATTGGAGCACGAAATCAAGGGTACAAACATTAAGATAACTGAGAGAACTGGAATGAGAAAAGACCGCTATAGTTCTCTCGCATATAATTATTGGGTGCAATGCCAGCTTGAACGAGAGGTGTTGCAAAAACCCCAATATGGTTTAACTATGCAAGATTTTGCTAGTAAGATGAAGAAGCTGAATAAACGACCTAACATGTATTAATAAATACACTGTTGATGTGCGAAGGAGGTGAATTGATTCAGTGGCTAATAAGACAAATAGTGAAAACGGTCATGTTGATGTAGTGGCTTATAGCATAAGCGACCAGCAGCGTGACGAAGAGATTTTCAATAAATCTGTTGAGACTAATAAATTTGATTACTCCTCTTTTCGCAGGTTAATGATCAAAGATTTATGTATGAATTCGGAAATCATTGAAACTGGATATATCGGAGATATAAGACTTGATGATGCACGAGACGCTTTGAGACATCCTCATTCTGGTTGGAGAATGCTGATGAAGGTGTCGGAACAGCTTATGATGATATCTCCGCATTATTTCAGATTGAACAGTCTGTATACCAACATGGCATTGTTTTGTTGGGGCATCGACCTGTATGATGTGCATGAAAATCATAACATAGCGACGCTTAAGAAAAAATACAATGCATTGGCGGCAAGACTTGACAATATGCATTTAAAGCATGAGTTTTCGAAAATAATGAAATATCTGCCATATCAAGATGTATATTGTGGATTGGTAGTGGAAGATGAAGAGAGCTTTTTCTTTCAGAAAATAGATTATAGAATTTGCAAGCTGCATCAGGTTCAAGACGGCTTGTATAATTTTAAAATAAATCTATGTGGAATAAACATTAAGGAGCTTAACGCATATCCAGATTACGTTCAAGATGCCTATCTTAACTTTATGGAGGGCGACCAGAAGTGCAATTGGTATATGCCTCCTCCAGAAAAGCAGATTTGCGTAAAGCTCAATAGCCAGTGGACTACCCCCTACCCCATTCTCATAGGATTGATTAAGGATATCTTGGATTTGGATGTCTATAAGAAACTGAAGATGCAATCTGCAAGAACAGATAATTACAAGGCGATTATGATTCAGGTTCCAATTGATCCTACCACCGTAGACAAACCATTGCTGACTCCTGAAACACTGGGTATATTCGCCGATATCAACCGAGAAAACATGAGCGATGATATCGGAATGATACATACGCTTGGTTCTGATGCGGAGCCTATTAGCTTTAAGGATTCAACCAATACGACAAATAATGTGTCTGACGCGGTTGATGAGCTTTACAATGCATCTGGATTATCGCAGGAATTGTTCAATGGCTCATCTTCTGGCACTGCCGTTACATTCTCTGTTGAGAATGATTCTGGTTTTATATACGGATTGTACAGGCAGCTAGAGAGATGGGTGAACAGGTATATCAGGTTGAACAAATTCAATAGCGCTAAGTTCAAATTCTGTTTTTATCTGCTTGATATCACGATTTTCAATAGGGACAATGTAACCAAGAGATATAAGGAAGCTTGCACATTGGGCGTTCCAGTTGTAGATAAGCTGTTGGCAACTCTTGATATGACACCTTCTAGAACGCTTGGTTCATATGTCGTACATAATGAGATATTTGATTATTACAATAAGTTCAGACCTCTCTCCTCTTCATATAATGCATCTGTCGATCCAACTTCTAATGATGCTGGCAGACCAACAAATGCCGAAAAGGGCGAATTGCTAGACATAGAAGGCGAAAAGACGGCTGATGGCGAAAAGAACGACATATAGTTTGAAGAGGTGTTTAAAATGCAAAATGAGTTTTTTTATTGTAAGAGCAAACGGATTGCCGATTATCTTAAAAAACATGGTTCTGTATTTATTGGAAACGATGAGTACGAGGGCGATTTGGTATATGTTTTTGTAAATGATGATTCTATAAATAAGAATCTTGATAAATGGGAATCCAGCATGAAGAAATGTTTGTTCTGATTTGCAGGAGGTAGAATTTTATGGGTAACAAAACAACCTCGTTGCGTTCTACGTTCTCTGTTGGCGATGAAATTATAAGCGATGACACTAGATTTCTAAAGGTTGTTATCGATATTATGCATACAGGAGAAAATCTGAACAACAGTTACTTTGATAAGGATGTTGTCAATTCTTGTATTGATTCGATAAAGAACACTCCAGTTTTGGGTTTTATCAGATGTGATAATTATACTGGGGAAAATGATTTCGAAGGTCATGAATACATAGTCAAGAGAACTGAGAGCGGCGTTGAGGAAATCTATATTGGCAAAGCATACGGCGTAATTCCTGAGTCATGCAATCCTAGATGGGTCATCAAGGTTTGCGATGATGGCATGGAGCGAGAATTTTTACGAGTAGACGCTTTGATTTGGGAAAAGTTTTCAGACGCAACAAGCATTATCAGGCGCGATGGCGAGAAGCCTGAGTCAATGGAGCTTGAAGTATCTTCTATTGAAGGATATGACGATGAAGACGGAGTATTCCATTTTACAAGCTTTAGATTTGATGGAGCCTGTTTGCTTGGCGAAAATGTTTCACCAGCGATGATTGGTGCAAACGTAAAAATTAATGATGGTGTTAATTTTACTATGAGCGATATCGGCGATAGCGTTCGTAGTGAATTAAACGATAAATTTGAATTGTTCAATGTAACTTTTGCTGCATTAGTAAGCGATAAAAGCAATCAAGGAGGTGTTGATAATATGCCAAATACAGATTTAGAACAGATTATTGAAGATCAGCCTGCGGAATTCGAACAGGAAGTTGTCGAGGTTGAAGTTGTCGAGAACGAAGAGTCTGAATGTGAGACTGTCGAAGCCGAAGAGGTTGTCGAGGATGAAGTCGAAGAAGTGGAATCTGAATTTACCGACACAGAAGCCGAGGTTGTTGATATCGAAGCAGAATTCGCGAAGATGAAAGCAGAGTTCGATGAGGCAATTGCCGCATTTAATCAGCTTAAGTCTGATTACGATGCTATTAAAGCTGACTTCGATGAGATGAAGCCGAAGTATGATGAGTATGTTGAGGCTGAGAAGCAGCGTGAAATCGAAGAGCAGAATGCTCAGAAGGAAGCTAAGTTCGCAGAATATGATGATGTTCTTGGTGAAAACGATGATTTCATAGCATTAAAGGAAAAGAAGGATGAAATGTCTGTTGATGAAATTGAAAAGGAATGTGCTGTTATGTTTGTTAAGGTCAGCCGTTCTAACAAGGTCAATTTCAGCAAGGCAAGTTCTACGTCGGCAGTGGTCGGCGTTTTTGAAGATGGCGGAGATGCTGATGATGGATATATTCACACAAAGTACGGCAGCATCCGTCGAGTACGCTAAATTTATTTAATATATTTCAAGGAGGAAAACATTATGCCTAAGTATAGCGTTTTTGAAAGCACCAATATGCGTGCTGTTCACTTCGCAGAGCGCATCTTCGACTGCGTTTCTGACGAGAATATCGAGAATGGTACCTTCGGTTACTTCGAGGAGATTGCCGAGGGTTACACTCATGTCTATAAGTTTGTTAAGGGCGTTAAGGAAGGCGCTCCTGTTGTCGTAGCTAACAACCCAGCATGGTCTGAGGACGAGTGCCGTCGCAGCAACCAGCGTCGCGACCAGTACATCATCCCCGCTGGCACCCCCTTCCGCGCATTCGTTCTTCATGAGAACGACGAGTTCGGCATTACCATCGAAGGTATTTCTGCTGACACTCAGAGCGTTGTTACCGAGCAGACTGATTTCGTTGCCAACGATGTATTCCTGACCATTGGCACCGATGGCAAGCTCGTTGCTTCTACCTCTTCTACCGAGGGCGCAGTTATGGAAGGCCGCATTGAGCGTAAGCGTATGATTGGCGCTACTCTGCTTACTGGTGTTCGCGAGTACGGCTACGCAAATGCAATGTACGAAGTCAGAGTCAAGGCTCTGGTCTAATTAGAATTAAGGAGGAAATGATTATGCCTAAGTCTAAGTTTAGCACTGAACAGAAGAATGCTATTGATTTGAGCCTTGACCTTATGCGCGGCGATTTCTCTCTCCGTGGCGATAATGGCGAGCAGCTTACTAAGAAGGATCTGGAGAACCATCTGAGAGGTATGTTCCAGAATGACATCATGCAGGGTCGCACAATGTATCAGACCCTTCGCCGCAACGACGTTACTTTCTTTGAGATTATGGAAGAGATCGTCAACGTTGTCATTGGCGAGGACGTTCTCAACTGCCCATTCGTTGAGAGCTTTGTAGAGGTTAAGAACCGTGCTCTTGGTGACAACACCGCTTGGTACTCTGAGGGTTCTAGCCTTCTCTCCGTTGCCTCTTTCGCTGGCAACCACTGGGACACCAACCGTCAGGCTATCGACCTTGGTTCCGAGTTCACCCTTCCTCGCGAGTGGGTCTTCGTCCATGTTTACGAGGAGCTTGAGCGCTTCCTGCTCGGCATTACCCCAATCGAGAAGATGATGGACACCATCAGCAAGTCTATCGACAAGTACATGAAGGATCGTCTGTACATGCAGTTCCAGAACGTTGCTGCTGCTGTTCCCGCTGAGTTCAGCGTTCAGGGCAACAGCGAGGAAGCTCTTGGCGACCTGTGCGATCTGGTTCAGGCTGCTGGCGGCTATGACTCCATCACCATTGCTGGTACTCGTGGCGCTCTCCGCAAGATTGGCGGCATTGTTCCTGAAAGCCTCATCGCTGACTCTCAGAAGGAGTCCAAGGCTTCTACTGGCACCTTTGGTGAGTGGGACGGTCATAAGCTGATGCTTATCCCACAGGTTAAGAAGCCCGATGCTTTCGAGCTTGCTCTTGACAACGACAAGCTGTTCATCATGGGTGGCGACGTTAAGCCAATCAAGCTTGAGTTCATTGGCGACACTCGCAGCGACATGGATACAACTGGTAAGAAGTACAATGATATGTCTATCGATGTTCAGGTTCAGACCTGCATGGCAATGGGCATGCTGCTCCCCGAGTATTTCGGTACTTTCCAGTTTGCTTAATTCTATATAACAAATAAGGTTATATATTGTTTGAATTTGATTAGAAAGGTGATTTAGTTATGGCTCGTACAAGCAAAGCTAAGTCTGTTGTTGATGAGGCTATCGTAGAGGAATCTGCGGTAGCCTCAACCATTGAAGCAGATGAAAATATGAATGTAGAAGAAATGGAAATTGTAGAGGAAAAGCCAGTTAAAAAGGTTGCCGTTGTTGCACCTCTTGAGAAGGACGATGAAATCCTAGTTATCTCCCTCATCCCAAATGTGAGCTACAAAGACTCTCATACTGGAGACATGTACAAATGGGAAGAAGCTGGACAGGTTGAGCCAATGTCTTTCGATGTAGTGCAGCGCATGTGGCAGAAGCACAAGACTTATTTCAAGAGCATGTGGTTAAAGCCTCTTGATGAGCGCGTTATCAAGAAGTTTGGTCTTGGTGGCACGTATGAAAAATACGATTTCCTAATGGACGAATCGAACTATACACAAGCTAATATTAACAAGATTTGCGACAGCATCGCTTCTACTCCAAGTTCATTGAAGCTATCCCTTTGCAACAAGGTTAAGAGCTTGGTTGCAAGCGGAAAAGTTTCTGACGTACTTGTTATCAGCGCTATGGAGAAGAACCTGAAGATCGATTTGTTCTCCCTTATTCGTTAGTCATTAAGGAAAAGGTGGATAATCATGCCTACTCCATATGAAAGAATATATGAAGGTTTTTTACCCAAGCTTCAGAGTTATGAAATTTACCAAATGACTGAAGATGATGTGAAAGATTGTCTGCATGATTATCTTGTTTTTGCAATCCCGAAGTTTCATGTTTGCAGAAAAGATTTGAATGACAGAGACGATCTTTTGCAGAGATTTAACTCTGAATTATCAGATATTGAAATTGATATCCTTGTAAACTACATGTTGTTAGAATATATCGATGCAACTTACGTTCGAGTTCCTACGTTGCTTAAGGTTAACTTAAGCTCAACGGATTTTAATGCTTTTAGCCCAGCGAACATGCTTTCGAAGCTTACTGAAATGCAGAAAAGGTTCCTAAGCGAAAACGAGACACTTCTATCTCGTTACGCATGGATGGGAGCTAGGGAAAACGGAGTTACGTTTGGTTCTGGATATCGAAAGAATAGAATGAGGTTCAATGAGCCTCCGATGTAATGAAGGTGGTGATGCGTCATAATGAAATGTTTAGATAAGTTCAATAATAAAATGAGACTTAGCGGTGGATCATTGAGAAATGAAAATATCAAGAACAGCAGAGAATTGCTGCAAGCAACTTTCTTCGATGATGCTTCGCTATCTTTAGGTATTTATTTTTGGGAGTTGGGATTAAAGTCTTATGAAGGCAAAGAACCTTTGATGGTTCGAATATATAACAGAGCCTTCTCGAATGCAAATGGCGTTACCATGAGCTTCCAGACTTTATTCGACTCCCCTGTTTCTGTTGGTGATGTTGTATATGATTCTACTTCAGATGAATATCTGATTTGCACTGAATCATTCAATATTGACAATATTCATTGGCAGGGCAAGTTTACGTTGTGTAATTGGATTTTAAGATGGCAAAATAAAAACGGGGACATTCTGGAATATCCTTGTCATGATATTAACTCTACTCAGTACAACTCTGGCGAACAGTCAAATAAGCAGTTCACCATTGGCTCTTCTCAACATATGATTACATTGCCATATGATGAGAATACCGTTGCCCTGAAGCACCCGCAGAGGTTCTTCTTGGATAGAGACGAAGAGCATCCTACATCGTTTATGGTTACTCAGAACGATAGCACTAGTTATTTTTATGGCAAAAAAGGATTGGTCAAGGTTACTCTTTTGGAGCATCCTCACAATCCAGAAACAGACAGAATGGATTTGGGTATTTGTGATTACATAGATAAAGATGCGGTCGCTGTTGACAATGCAAATGATAAGTTTGTGTCTAAATCGGTTATCTCATACAAGACTACTGTAATTAAATCTGGTGGCAGTTCGCAAATATTTACTGGTGCATTCTTTGATGATAACGGGGATGAGGTTTTGAACATCGTTCCTCATTGGAAGATTATCTGCGATTTCTCTCATGCGCTGCAAGTTGAGGAGTCCGATAATCGTCTTATCATAGGCATTGATGACGATGAGTATGTTGACGAGGAATTCAAGATAGTTCTATCTGATTCGGACGGCAAATACTCATCCTCTTTGATTGTTAGAGTTGAGTCGTTGTTATAATGTCTAACAGTTCTGTTATTGGCGAGGCCAAGAATAAAATTATCAGAGAATTCATTAATGATGATGCAATTATCAAAGCCATCAACCCTACTCATTTAGATTGCAATGAGGAACTAGTTAATAAATACATTTTTAATTTTCATCAAAATCCAACAACAGTTAACGACGTTAAAACATTTGTTACAATTCAAGTTCATATACCACGCCAATATTCTGGAAGCAACATATTGGTTGATTCCAATGTTGAGATTTGGATATTATCACATGAAGCGCATATGAAGGTCAGCAACATATCAAAAGTAACGGAAAATCGAAATGATTATCTTTCTAAGTTGATAGATAATAAGCTTAACGGTACATCGTTATTTGGAATCGGCAAGCTCAAGTTAAAAAGTAACATAGAGGGGTCATATCAAAAAGACTGGCTTTACAGACAGATGGTTTTTGAGGTTGCTGAAATCAATGATTCTCTATGCCTTCAAGAATAGTTGGTGTTATTATGTTTGAATTTGATGAGTTGAAGATTTACAGGGGTAGCGACATTCAAATTACCCCTAAAATAACCGTAATTCAGCCTACTTTGGGTCAGATAGAAAAGTTTGGCGAGAAAAGATATTTCGGTGCCATACGCACCCTTACCGCTACGGGTGCTGATTTGAAGTGGCAGTTATGGGATATGGCTCAAATCGACTATACAGAAATAGAAGATTACGAGCTTTTTATTAAATATATTTGGATGGTTGTGTCTAGCAAGAAACGTATACATGCCGAATTAACAGGTAATCCCGAGAAGTATGAAAAGGAGCTATCGTCTTTATCGCAAGAGGATTTGGATGAGATGCTGGTAAACCCATTACAACTCGTACTTAAGGATATTGATTTGGCTGATTTTACCATTTGCAAGCATGAGGGTACTGGAGAAATCATTCTCTATAATGCCGAGAGTGACATAACTATTGATAGAGTTGTATATTCACAAATCGTAGATATTGTTAGAAGAATACACGGATTTAAAAGAAACTGTGAGATTCCTGCTAACGAGGCTACGAAAATGATTCTGATTGAGGATGCCAGAGATGCTGCGATGATAGCATCTAAGCAGCCTTATAAAAGCACGTTAAAACCGCTTATATCTGCATTGACAGTTAAATGCGGAATGTGTGGAGATGACAATATTTGGAATATGCATATAAATGCATTCTTCGACAATATACGAAGAATCAGTAAAATTCAGGATGCAGAATTGCTTTTGCAAGGAGCTTATTCTGGATTTGCCAGCTTAAAGGGAATTGACAAAACTCGTCTAGACTGGGCTGGCGATTTATAGATTTTTATATTTTTTGTTTATATTAAGGAGGAAATGATATGGCTATCAATCCCAATGAATTGATTCTCGATCGTGTCCGCTATCTTACCGCTCACGATCTTGAGACTAAGGAAAAGCTGTTCATGCTCACTCAGCTTGAAGAGCCTTCTCTGAATTGCACCGCTGAGGGCGAAGACGTTACCGATGCTGTTGGCGCTCTTATCACCACCATGTATCGTTCCAAGCAGGCTGAGTTCACCGCTACTAACTCTCTTCTCTCCCTTGACCTTGCTGCTGCTCAGTTCGGTTCTAAGAAGGAAGTTGCTGGTACGGATGCTACCATTATCGACTGGACTTATGAGTTCATTGACATCCCTGCTGAGGCTACCGAGGTAACTCTTGCTAAGAAGCCCGTCAAGGATAGCGTCAAGTTCATTTACGCTGTTGAGAACGGTGCTGCTGCTAAGTCTTACAAGGTTGGCTCCGCAGCTTCCGAGACCGAGTTCGTTGTTTCTGACGAGGGTGTTATCACTCTTCCCACTGGCATGACTGGCAAGGTTTTCGTAGAGTATCAGTATGAGTCCACTTCTGCTGTCCGCGTTGTCAACAAGGCTTCTGACTTCCCAGAGGCTTGCGAAGTTGTCATTTACTGCATCTTCCGTGATGTCTGCAACGAGAACAAGGTTTATGCTGGCAAGATTGTTTGCCCGAAGGCTAAGCTTGACCCCTCTTCTGTCGAGCTTGCACTTACCTCTACTGGCAAGCATGCATTCACTTTCAAGATGTTCAAGGATTACTGCTCCGTTGACGAGGAACTGTTCACTATCATCGTTGCAGAGTAACTTTCCTATAGCAGTGATGAGGGAGGGCGGCTTATCACCCTCCCTTGTTGCTCTGCTGAATGGAGGTGATTGTTATGGCAGAGAAAATTAATGCTACCTGCTCTATTTGCGGCAAAGGATATTATAAGTGTCTTAGCTGCCAATCTGAAATCAAGGCTACGCCGTGGAAACATTATACCGATACATCTGAGCATTACAAGATTTTTCAGGTGATTCGCGGTTATAATACTGGTGTTTACACTAAGTCGGAGGCCAAGGAAAAGTTGAACGCCATTGATTTATCTGACCTTGGTGAGCTTCGAGATAACATCAAGAAGATTATCAAAGATATTATGAAGGAAGACAAAAAGAATGTCAAAGTTACAGAGACGATTCAAGAACGAGCTGAAGAGCCAGTTGCCGAAGTTGTTTCTGCTCCTTTATATAATAACCGTAAGAAAAAGAACCTTGAATTTATTGATTTTAAGGCAGAGTAGTGAGAATATGATTAACCCTGTTCTCACATAGTTTTGTGTGAATAGTGTTTGTAAATATTTGAATAAATAAGGAGGGAAACATTATTCGCTAAAGTGTTTTAATGTTTCCCTTTTTTTTACATTTTCGCAAAGAAAGATGTAGAAATATGAAAAGCAAAGGTAAAGTGATTGTATGAAGACTATGAGTGAAATTACTGGAAAGGTGTATGAGGCAGAAGATTGCGTTTTCTTTAGGAATTGCATTCAGTCTGCATACTACATCGAATGGGGAGCTGAATTGGTAGATATTTTTACTGGAGGAGACCATAAGCTAGTATGTGTTTTTAGAAAGTCTGACCATATGAAATATCGTGATAGATGGGGAACTAGAAATAACAACGATAGAGTTGATGATAATGTCTAAAAATGTGGGCAAACGTTTCGAAGAAGATGTAAAAAGTTCTGTTCCAGATTATTGCCTTTTAATTAGACTTCCAGACCCGCCTCATTCTTTTACGAAAAGAAGCGATACTAGATTTTCAGTTAAAAACCCATGTGATTACATATTGTTTGATGGCATATCTAGAACGCTCTTCCCCATTGAATTAAAGACAACAAAATATAAAAGCATTTCATTTGAAAACATAGACACAGACGAACAAGAAAGTAGAATGGTGCATAAGCATCAGATTCTTGGATTGCTCGATATGTCTAAAGTTAACGGCGTAACGGCTGGATTTCTTTTTAATTTTCGTGATGAAAAAAATAATATAGAAAGAACATATTTTCAAGGTATAAAGTCGTTTATGGATATGATTAATGACATTGGCAAGCATAGCTTTAACGAGTTGGATTTGCTAACTAATCATGCGAAGCGTATTTACGGAGAGAAAAAACGAACAAGATATCGTTGGGATCTCGATTCGTTTTTAAAAGATGTAAATGACGATAAATCAAAGTGTGAATAGGAGTGATAATATGAACAAGTATGATAAGAATGGTATATACACTTATAATGGCGAAGACCATATGTTTGAATTTAAAACATATCTTTCTGCTGGTGAAAAGGTGTATTTTGTGAACTCGATTAGCAACCTGCTTATCGGAGAAAACTATAATAGCGTATTGAGAAGCTTGCTCGTAGATTTCTTTATAATTGATGTTTTCACAGATGTGTATACATCTTGGATTTACGACAATGAAGAAAACGATGGTTCCGATATTGATGTTCTCGGAGAAATGGAAAATATGGTTTACGGAACTAATATCGTTGAAATCGTAAAGAAAAATGATGAATGCGGCATTATCGAAGAACTTGAGAAATCTCTAGATTTAAACATTGAATATCGTACTGGAATTCATAGAAACCCAATTAACGAATCTCTTGCTAGACTTATTGACGCTTTTGAGAAGAAAGTTGGAGATTTCAATATGGACGGACAAAATCTAATGGATGCTATAAGCATGCTTGGAGGCATTTCCGATGAGTTCACCATGTCAAACTTGCTTGAAGCATATGAGAAATCAAACATGTATAAAAACGGGAAATAATCGATATGGCTGAGTTTAGAAACATAGATGAAATAAAAGCGTATATTTTGGCAAGAAGTCATACGGCGACTGCAATAGCGGCAGGAAAGGCATACGATATTATTCATGATGTTCTAGAGAAATACTATGGTTTCGAGCCTGATTACTATATCAGAACGGAACGTTTGCTGAGATCATTGGTTCATCCAGTGGTCGAGTCAACTGGCAATGGTTGGATTGCAAAAGTGTATTTCGATACCAGTGGGCTTGACTATCCGCAAGGTCAGGTTCCTTTGAAGGGCGGAGGATACGGATATGCTACTTGGGATGGAGAGACCGTTTTGAATGCCGCGATGCTTGGAGCAAAGACTAAAACTTGGAGAAACCCCACTAAAATTTGGACTGAAAGTAAGCCTATTTTAGATGCAGAGGTATTAACTATATTAAAAAGAGAATTGAATAACGCTGGTATTTCTGTTATTTAGAAATACCAGCGTTTTAATTTGCACTTTTAAAAGGAGGTGCGATTATGGCAAAAAGGCGTAAGACATATAGAAAAGTAATAACAAGCGAAGAACTAGATGCACAGATTAACCCAGAGAATATTAAGTTGGCTGAGAGATTTTTGAAGAATTTTGCCACTAAACGCTCTCCTAATTCTGTTACAAGCTATAGGTCGAATTTGCGTATATTCTTTACGTGGAATTTATTGGAGAATGACAATAAGCTTTTTGTAGATATTAAAAAGAGAGAGCTTATGGATTTCTTCGATTACGCTGTGACGGAACTGCAATGGTCAAGTAACAGATTTGCACAATGTCATAGCAGCCTATCTAGTTTTAGTGCTTGGGTGGAAAATTTTTACGATGAGGACTATCCTATGTTTCGTAATCTTCTTCCAAAAATTGAAAAGCCAGTAAAGGAAAATATTAGAAAGAAAACAGTTCTTCAAAAGGAAGATATAGATAAATTATTCAATTATTTTGAAGATAATAATATGTTTCAAGAGGCGTGTCTCTTAGCCCTTGCAATATCATGTGGAGCAAGAGTTTCAGAACTTGCTAGATTCACCATCGACTTAATAGACGAAAACAATGTCGTTTTTGATGGGTTGTTTTTGGAAACCACAGAAGAGATTGCAACTAAGGGCAGAGGAACCAATGGC